GGAAAGTGGCTCGGTATCGGAGAGAGAAGAAAGCTCTAGAAATTATGTTATCGGCTGTAGTAATAAATGACGACGTGGAATGAGCTGCCGGCACACCTTGTAAGTAAAATTCGTTCGGACAGCGTAACGGTGCCGGCGAATTTACCCGGGGCTGTACCTATGCTGAAATATGGCAATAAAATAACCGAAGTGAATGGAATTGCTTTTGATAGCAAAAAGGAAGCAGCCTATTACGAAGATTTACTTTGGCAGCAACGTACTGGTGCAGTAAAAAGCATTGAATTACAGCCTGAATTTGTTTTACAGCCTGCTTATGAGGTCGCAGGTAAAAAGATAAGGCCGATTATTTATCGAGCTGATTTTAAGGTGACGGAAGCTGACGGGCATATATATTACGTCGATACGAAAGGGATGCGGACGCAGGTGTATTTGCTGAAAAAGAAAATGCTGCTTTATAAGTACCCAGATATTGACTTTCGAGAAGAATAGGAGATGTTGAAATGGCTGAAACGGAACTGACGAAAGAAATAAAAAAAGCGCTGTTGTATTATACCAAAGCTGATCAGGCCGGCGTGTATGGGTGCTATGAAGTTTGCCTGGGGGCTGGTTATGGTGATGAATATGTTGATTTTATGACAATGAATAGTACTAACGTCTTTCAGGCTTATGAAATAAAAATTAGTCTATCTGACTTAAAAAGCAAGGCAAAGCTATCATTTTGCGGAGATTATAATTACATCGTTTTGCCAACAGAACTTTATCGGAGAGAAGCGGTTAAAGAAGAATTGAAATACCATACAGCCAGGGGGATTGGAATTCTCTTGTATGGTGATTGTTTTGGACAGAAATACATAAGTCAGGAACGTATATCGAGGAAAAGGACGCTAAACATCGGCCGTAAAGTTGAGCTTATGCACTACATGATTCGTAGTTTGAGCCGATATCCCGTTAAATTAGCAAAGGCGGTGGAGTAAAATGACTAATCGTGACTACATAATGAATATATCAGTCAAAGATTTTATAAACGAATATTGCTTACCGGTTGGCTACACCGAAGAAGATTTTGTAAGACTAATGATTTTGTTTAAAGCGGATAACGAAAAAATTCATAAATGGCTTGATGGCGAAATGATAGGCGGGAGAAAACTGACAAATGCCGAACGCATTAAGTCTATGAGCCTTGAAGAAATGGCAGCATTTGTTGAGGCAGCAGGCAGAAATACGTGTCATAAAATATGTGTTTACAGACAAGGCGGCGAAAACTGTAAAAAATGCCATGTGAAACTGGTATAAAACATTGGCTTGAAAGCGGGGTGCTGGACAATGCGTGAAATATTATTTAGAGGTAAAGGAATAAATGATAAAGAATGGCGCTACGGCTTTTATACAGAACAGCAGGGTTACCCTTACATAACACCGGATGGAGTGGCGATGTATGAAATTGACGCTAATACCGCAGGGCAGTATACAGGCTTTGTCGATAAAAATGGCAAGAAAATATTTGAGGGCGATATCGTCTGTATGGACGATTGGATACCACCATGTATGCAGGTAGCTTATGCACAGGGAGCTTTTTACTTAGCGGAAATTGAAAAACCAGTTAAATATTATGGTGACATTTATTATTTAAACCATGGTGGGAAACCTTGTGCAAAAGTTATCGGCAATATCTATGATGATTTGAGCTACTAAAGGAGCGGTGAATAAAAATGGAAGAAGAACAATGCCCTTGTGATGATTGTGACGCCACCTGTGATTACTGGGACAGTAAATACTGCTGTACATATTGTCGTTGGCAGTATGGAGACATTGAACCTGACTGCGAGAATTGTGACCCGATGGATATTTGAGAGGACGTGAATAGATTATGAGATTAATAGATGCAGATGCCTTAAAGGAAAAATTTCAAGAATGTATTAATAGTATCACAGTAAGTGACCCATTTATTACAGGGGTTAAAAGCGGCTATGAAAGTGCTGTGCACTTTGTTGAACAAGCCCCTACAGTAGAAGAACGTAAGCATGGGCATTGGGAAGGGGGCGGTGCTTACTACTGTTCTAATTGCAACGCATATTCCGCAACAGATGTATTTGGTGGCGGGTTGGATATTACTGAACAGCATTATTGTTATAACTGCGGGGCTATTATGGACGGTGAACGCGAATGAACATACTAAAGTTAGAAAGATCAATAGCTTTATTAAAACCAATCATCTGGAAAATGCCTATGAATGAGAAAAGGGATGCTTATATAACTTTATTGACAGCTGCTCAAAAGCAACTACCACAAGAAGTAAATTTGGTAGTCGAAGAGCATTTTATACCAAACTGTCCTTTTCCACAACAAATACCTAAAGGCTGTGCATGTCCTGTATGCGGACGTGAGGTAGATGATGATGCTCATTATTGTAAATACTGCGGCCAAGCTATATGTGATGATTAAGGAGTATAGAGAAGGAGACTGATATGCTAATAGAACAGTATATTAAGCATGTAGAGCGGTACTTTTGGGATCGTAAGCAAATACAAAAAGTTGTTGATGAAGAAAAAGAGCAGCGTACTGCAAGGAAAGGGCATACTGGCGGTGGGGGGCATGCTTTTATCAGTAATCCAACAGAAACAGCAGCATTAAAAAACATTGAGCCAGTACGTATGATATCGTTTGGATATGGACCATATCAGTCGATAATAATGAACCCGGAGCTATGGCTTGAAGTTGTCGCAGAAACCTATAAGATACATGAGAATCAGCTTACTGGTAAAGTTATGTATCAAAAATATGAAAAAAGGAAGCCGATGAAAATAATTGCAGAATTAACCGGCGTAAATAGAGATACCTGTTATGAATTTCGTAAGGAGTTTCTCCGAGATGCTGTTGGTTTGGCATTGAAAAAAGGTTTGATAAAATAAAAAAAGTTTCCGACATATTACCTGTTCTGCCGAGTTAAAATAGTATTGTAAGTTAGTAGGCTTACAACAAGCTTGGGTTTGAGAGTAGGTTTGAGAGTAGTGTAATCTTCAATGGTACTCAAACGCGGCTTGCAGCAGTCGCACTGATAGTGTATAAAATGTCGCAAGTAAACCCAGTAACGGGATAACCTGCAAAGGTGAAACGTTCAAGCTTAGCGCTTGGACACTGCCCTGCCGTTGGGGTAATACAGCGGCATTAATGGAGCAGTACTCAAACGGCTAAGAGAGCAGTCTTGAAAACTGATAGGGCGTAGGGATACGCTGTGTGGGTTCGAATCCTACCTGCTCCGCCATACGGAAGGTTGGCGTAATCGGTAACGCAGCGCCTTGCTAAGGCGTCAGTCGAGCAATCGGCTTGCAGGTTCAAGTCCTGTGCCTTCCGCCAATTTAATCTACATAAATAATTCGGCGTTAAAAAACCGATAAAACACGGTGATATATATCAAAATTTAGTATATAGAATAAGAGGTGCGATGATGAACGATATTTGTATGGAAACTCCGAATTGTGATTGGGATGTAAAATTTGATGTAAAAAAGGGTTCGCTGGAAAACCAAATAGAAAATATTGAACGTCTTACAAGGATATTAAATTCAAGTGTTGAGAATACACAGTTGTTCATATTGGGCGATCCTAATAGTGGTTGTATTGCCTATAAAGAAGCAGGTCCCGCTCCAAACGGACTAGAGAGAAGATTAAAGGATATTACTTCTAAATTAGACGAAATCGTATCAAAGAGCAATATAGTTAATAACACTTTAAGAGAAAAGTTGGGAACCATGACTATCGAATAACTTAATATAAAGGCACTTAACTTCGGTTAGGTGCTTTTTTATTTGCAAAGGTGGTGAGGAGATATGAGGATAAATCTGACCGGCAAGATAAAGAAGATAGCAAAGGCATTAGAGCTAAAAGGAATGATTTATCTATATTCAAGAGAACAGGTATACAGCGAGAAACTTTCTAAAGTCTGTACTATGTATAAACTAGATCATCTAATGCCCTGGGATGAATATAAAGAGAAATATCCTGATAAAGCTGAACGAAAGAGAAATAAAGGTGCCAATGTTAGAGTAGAAGTAGCAAGGTCGTTTAGAGAAATAGATATCCTGTATTATTTGGTGAATGTGTTAAAGGCAGGTGATAACAGTGGATGAAATTAGTCAAGCACAGAAGAATTTTGTTGATTACTTTATAGAAACCGGTAATCAAACTGAAGCATACAAAAAAGCGTATCCAACGTGTAAGACTGATAATTCAGCGGCGGCCAGTGCTAGTAAACTGCTAAGGAATAACAAGGTGAAGCAATATTTAGATGCACGAATGGCAGCAGTTGATAGTGATAAGATTGCTACAGCTGAAGATGTTCTTGAATATTTAACAAGAGTAATGCGTGGAGAAGAAAAGGATCAGTTTGGATTAGATGCTGGACTAAGTGATAGGACTAAGGCAGCAGAACTATTGGGTAAGCGCTATATGCTGTTTAAAGAACAACTAGATGTAAATCTTGAAGGCGATATTGCTGGTTTAATTGCTAGCCGTCGTAAGAAGGGTGATAGCGATGCCTAGAGTTGCTTTATCAGAAAAGGATATAAAGGCATTAACAGACTTTCTTGGAAGTGTCAGTAAAGATCCTTTGGAGTTCGTACGGCTTGCATTCCCGTGGGGAGAACCGAATACTCAACTTGAAGACAAAGAAGGACCTGATGAATGGCAGATAGAACTGCTGAACGATATCAAAGAAGGATTAAAAACGCCAGATCAGGTTATCCGTGAAGCCGTTGCATCCGGACATGGTATTGGTAAGTCTGCTATGGTGGCATGGATTATTCTGTGGGCTATATCGACACATGAAGATACAAAGGGTGTTGTTACAGCGAATACAGATACACAACTCAAAACAAAAACCTGGGCAGAGTTAGCTAAATGGTATTACTTGTTTGTAGCAAGAGATTTATTCACTTATTCAGCAACAAGCATTTATTCTAACCAAGAAGGTCATGAAAAGACATGGCGTATAGATGCAATACCATGGAATGATAGTAACCCTGCAGCGTTTGCGGGCTTACATAACCAAGGCAAGCGAACTCTGGTTATATTCGATGAAGCTTCTGAGATATCGGATATCATTTGGGAAGTAGCTGAAGGTGCAATGACAGATGCTGATACGGAAATCATTTGGTGTGTGTTTGGAAATCCTACTCAGAGTAGTGGCCGTTTTCATGCTTGTTTTCATAAAAACAGAAGTTTATGGAACCGTAAACAAATTGATAGCCGAACTGTTAAGATAAGTAACAAGGCTGAACTTGAGGGTTGGCGGGTGCAATACGGCGAGGATAGTGACTTCTTTAAAATTCGCGTGAAGGGCGAATTCCCTTCTGCTAGTGAGAAACAATTTATTAGTACCGCCTTAGTTGATGAAGCAAGACGTAGGACGTTACAAGAAAAGCAATTTAGATTTGCTCCTGTGATTATAGCCTGTGATCCTGCATGGACAGGAGGAGACGAAACAGTTATTTATCTTAGGCAAGGGCTATTCACGAAAAAGCTGTTTGCGACTACTAAGAACGATAACGACATTGAAATAGCAGGCATATTAGCCAGATTCGAGGACGAATACAAGGCTGATGCGGTGTTTATTGATCTAGGCTATGGTACAGGAATCAAGAGCGCTGGTGACGCATGGGGCAGATCGTGGACACTGATTGCTTTTGGTGGGAAGTCAAACAGGCCAGACTGCAAAAATAAACGTGCTGAGATGTGGGCTAATATGAAAGATTGGTTGAAAGAAGGCGGGGTTATACCAGAAGATGACCAGACTTTAGCGGATGATTTAATGGGTCCTGAAACAGTACCTAATACTAGCGGATTAATACAACTTGAAAGTAAAGAAGCTATGAAAAAGCGAGGTGTTCCCTCTCCTAATAGAGCAGACGCACTAGCTTTAACTTTTGCTCAATCTGTTGTAAGCAGGGAACAGGCGATAACAGAAGCACAATTTGATAATAGACAAAGGGTTTATGATCCGTTTGCCGGTATGTGAAGGGAGGTGAGACTATGCATAAGATTATGATGCAGTTACATGGTGGCGGCGGTGGAGGTGGCAGTGTTGAGCCTATAAAACAAAGCGCACCTGGCAGTACAGCAGCGGCCACTATTGATAGTGCGACAGAGGGAGAGAGACAAAGCCTGCTTCAAAAACTCTCTAAAGCTCGTGGCAGAAGCTATACCAATAAGACTGGTGGGCAGCTTACTTCTGATAGTGTCAAGAAAATGTTGTTGGGAGAATGATTATGGATATCAAAGATATGCTGCGTGACAGCGATAAATTAAGACGAAAACAACATACTATCTCCCAGCTTTATACATTGCGCAGCCAATATGAGCCAACGTGGAGGATGCTAAGCCGCTATATAAATCCGACAAGGGGCAGGTTTGAAGAAGATATCCAAAGCACAGAAGGGCATAGACGTGACGAATACCTTATAGACCCACATCCCCAAAAAGCAGTTGGTAAATGTGCGGCTGGTATCCACAGCGGGTTGACATCGCCGTCAAGGCCTTGGTTTGAGCTTGGTTTGCAAGATGAAGAAAAAGCTAATTACCACGCTGTAAGGATGTGGTTAGATGATTGCCAGGAGATTATGAGCAGCATTTATTCTAAGAGCAATGCTTATAATATGCTGCAGCAGATTGAGGCTGAAATGGCTCAATTTGGTACAGGGGCTTCTTTGATGCTGGAAGACTACAATTATGGCATATGGATGAGGCCGTACACCTGCGGTGAATATGCTGGTGGTGTAGATGCAAGGGGAAGAGTTTATACGTTCGCTAGACGCTTCAGGTTAAGCGCAGACCAAATCGTTAAAGAATATGGTATTGATAACGTATCGGAAAGCGTGAAATCTGCTTATAATGACGGAAATATCACAACATACTTTGATATTGAAATGCTTATAGAGCGTAATGATGATTATGATCCTAACAAATTGGCTTTAGGCAATTTCCCCTGGCGCTCATATCACTATGAAAAAGGTGCTAATGACAAATTCCTGAAGATATCAGGTTTTAGGGAATGCCCGTTCCTCATGCCACGCTGGACCTTGATTGCAAATGGTGTATATGGCTCTGGACCTGGACATAATGCTTTGGGCGATTGTATGCAGCTACAGAAGATTGAGAAGAATAAACTTAGGGCTATTGATAATGCTGCAGATCCGGCGATGGCATTTCCTGCTTCAATGAAGAAGCTTGACAGAATGCCAGGAGGACTAAATTTTTATCCTGATGGAACTGTACAGCAGGCTTATCCACTTGTAGACCCAAGAGCAAAGGCTTATGAAGGCATAGGAGCCTTGTCTCTGGAGAAACGGCAGTCGATATCTGAAACGTTCTATAATGATTTGTTTATGATGATTACATCTCAGGATGGACCTCAAATGACTGCGCGTGAGATTGCAGAGCGGCATGAAGAAAAGCTCCTGATGTTGTCCCCGGTACTTGAGCAAATGCACAATGAGGTTTTAGAACCTATGACGCTTCGCACTTTTGATATTTGTTTGAGACATGGATTGTTTCCGCCTATGCCGGAGGAAATTGACAAAAGCGAATTAAAAGTATCCTTCATTTCTATCTTGGCCCAGGCTCAGAAAATGGTTGAAATACCTGCTATTGAGCGTACAGTTGGATTTGTTGGTAATCTTGCTGCTGCTCAGCCTGAAGTGCTTGATATCATTAATCTTGATGCAGCTGTACGAGGTTTCGCAGAATCTACTGGCGTCAAAGAAAAGATAGTGCGTGATGAAAACGAAGTAGCTGAACTTCGCAAACAACGTGCTCAGGCACAGCAGGAACAAATGCAAGCTGAACAGATGGCTGCTGCTGCGCCTGCTGTTAGGGATTATGCTGATGCGGCCAGGTTGATGAGTGAAACCCCTGCTAATGGTGGCAATGCATTAGATCAACTTCTGGGAGGCGGGATTTAATGAAAAACAAAAAAATGAATATGCTTGCACAACAAGCGCTGGACGACTTGGACGTTATTATGCGGACCGAGAACGGACGGCGTTTTATTTATGCCATTTTGGAAAGCACAGAGGTAGAAACAGCGGTTTTTTCAGCTGAGCCATACTTCAATGCTTTCTTATCAGGTAAACGTGCTGTAGGCGTTGATTTGTTAAAGAATATCCGGATGCTGAACGATGGGCATTCTTTAGAGATGCTGATGCGTAATGAAGCAGAGAGCGCTAGACACCCTCCTGATTTAGAAGATGATGACCTTTTTAAAGTAGATAACGACATAGCGGAGGTAAGACATGAATAAGTTTACACAAATGTTTTTTGAAGCAGATGGTGCTGGTGGAGGCGGTGAACCTGCTCCTTCCGGTGACCCGTTTGTAACAGAACCTGCTCCTGAAGGTGAGCCGAGTGGAGAGCCAACGCCTGCAGGTGACGGTGATCCTGCAACTACACCTAAAAATGTATTTGATGATCCTGTGCAAGAGCCTGTTGTTCCTGACAAATATGAGTTCAACCTACAGGAAGGGCTGGAACTTTCGCCTGAACTGGAAGCTGATTTTACAGCGATTGCTAAAGACGCAAAGCTTACTCAGGAGCAGGCTACTAAGCTGATTGATTTGCATAGCAAAGTAGTTTTAGACGTTATGCATAAGCAGGAGGAAATTGTAGACGGTTGGACTGCTGAATGTCAAAAGCAGGGGCTTATTTCTCGTGAGAACATTGCTGCTGCTAAATTAGCTGTTAATACTTTTGGCGGTGGTGAGGCTATGCAGGTACTTGTAAATACAGGTGTGGCCAATCATCCGGCAATACAAAAAATGCTGCAAAACATTGGAGGCTTGCTTATGGAAGACCAACCGCCTGATGGGCAAGCGCCTAAATCTAAGGAACCGGCCGACGCCGAGCTGTTTTTTTCCGGCGGTGGGTTCAAATAAAAATATTAAGGAGTGGTAAATAATGCCAGATTTGACAGGTTTCGCAACCCTTCAAGACTTTGCGTCTCGTCAAGGGTTCGACAAAAAGTATCAAAAAATTATTGAACTGCAAAGCAAAACAAATAAGATTTTAAGAATTATGAAGTTCAAAATGTGTAACTCTAAGGATTCTGAACTAGCTACATTACGTTATTCTTTGCCTGATGTAGCGTGGAGAATGATTAATCGAGGGACTAAGCCGAGCAAGTCTAAAACTAAGCAAGTATCTTTTACTTGTGGCGAGATGGAAGCGCTGGCTGAAATCGACGAAAAGCTTGCACGAAAGAACAATATGCAGGCTTCTTGGATGATGAGTGAGAATGCTGCCTTTCTTGAAGCAATGAACCAAGAAATGGCGACTACGCTTTTCTATGGCGACGAGAAGATCAACCCTGCAGGATTCACTGGTTTAGGCGCTTATTTTTACAGTAAGGCTAATCAGGAGGATATTTGGGCAGACCAAATCATTGATTGTGGTGGCAAGGGTGATAACCTGACTTCTGTATGGTTTGTAGGCTTTGGAGAGCAGCAGGTATACGGCTTGTTCCCAGAAGGCGATACAGCAGGTTTTACTTATGAGTATTTGGGCAAACAAAAAGTAACGAACGATAACGGCGAAGTATTCTTTGCTCATACTAGCAAATATAATTGGTCCATGGGCCTTGCAGTTAAAGATCCTCGTTATGTTGTGCGTTTGGCCAATGTTGATTTAAAAGATCCTTCTACTACTACAATCTTCGACAAATTGATCGAGGGTTATTATCAGATTGAAAATCCTGATAATGTCAATTTGCAGATCTTCTGCAATAAGCAGTTTGAGGCTTTTATGGCTAAGGCTGCACGTAATGACAAAAATACTATGCTGTCTATTGATACAGTTGAAGGAAAACCTGTTGTTAATTTCTGGGGCGTTCCGTTCCAGCGTTGCGCAGCTATTCTGAATACTGAATCTCAGCTTGTTTAAAAAGGAGGAATATAAAATGGCACGTATTGATGCTCAATTATTGCTGTCTGAGAATCAGGTCGTTACCGGCGCAAGCGCAAACAGCAATGTTATTGATTTAGGAAGTACAGGCGGGTTTATGCATCCGCTGTACTTTGACGTAAAACTGACCACACCAATGACTTCCGGCAAGATTACTAAGGTTAAAGTACAATCTGCTGCAACTGAGGGGTTTGATAGTCCTGCTGATGAGGTTGAGGTAAGTGTACCTGATTCTCTGATTCAAACAAGGGCTTGTACTGTGGCACAATTCTTTTCTCCAATCAAATATGGTAATCGTTATATTAGATTGGTTTACACCGCTAGTGAGGCTGTGGGCGGCAAGGTCTTTGCTTATATGACTGACGGCATCCAGGTAACTTTATAATGGCTACTTACAAAGTAAAGCGTAATTGTTTTACTTTGGGTCGTATGTATAGGCGTGATGATATTGTAACGCTTGCAGATAATATTAAGGTTCCTGAACATTTTGTGAAACTTAATAGACCAGCAGCAGTATCTTCCGGTAATGACGATCCGCGTTATCTCCAATATGAAGCAATGAACTTTAATGATTTAAAAGAATTGGCCAAAGAACAGGGAATAAAAACAAGTCAGAAATCCAGGGAAGCTATTATTAATGAATTAGTGGCACTGGCGCAAGATTAAATCAGCCGGGGGCATATGTCCCCGGCTTTCTTTATAACAGAGGTGAAATTATGGATAAGGTTGAGATTTGTAATATTGCACTTAATCATATAGGCGTAGCTACAATAGAACGACTTGACGAAGCCAGCGAGCCGGCACGAGTATGCCGTCGCTGCTATGACTATGTTAGACAGGCCGTGTTAAGGAAATTCCCCTGGACATTTGCTACAAGAAGTGTACAGTTAGCTGCTCTTCAAGATGTGCCTCCTAACTGGAAGTATGCATATCGTTATCCTGCTGATGCAGTATGCCTGAGAATGATGTATAACGAGCATTTTTGTGGCTTGCCGAGGGATAACCAATATAAAATCGTTTCGGATAAACAGGGGAAAGCTATTTATACTAATATCGGCAATGCCTGGATTGAATACACTGTAGATGTTACCGACGCAGATTTATATGATGCTCAATTTGTAGAGGCATTTGGTTGGAAGCTCGCTGCAGAAATTGCTTATGCGTTGACTGGCAAATTGGATTTAACGCAGATGTGTATCCAGGCTTATAACGCTTATTTTGCAGAAGCCAGCTCTACTGACGCTGATGAAGAACATTTGCTGGATCCGCACATTGACAGATTAGCGGCAGCAAGATTTACGGGGGCATAATTATGGCACTCTATCAATTAAAATCAAGTTTTGCCGGCGGTGAATTGTCGCCGTCTATGTATGGACGTACTGATATTGCTAAATATGACAGCGGAGCTGCTGTTTTAAGAAATTTTTTCGTTCTGCGTTATGGTGGCGCTGCTAATAGACCAGGCTTTAAGTTCATCGCGCAGACTTATAATAATAAAAAGGCTGTGCTAATACCATTTATGTACAGCACAGATCAAAATTATATTGTTGAAATTACTGCTGGCAGATGCCAGTTTTATACAAATGGTGGTATTGTTGTTAAAGAAGATGGCACACCATATAGCATAGAAAACTTTTTTTCTGATAAAGATTTAGAAGATGCCGCAAAAATAAAATATACACAGAGCGCTGATGTTCTTTTCATTGTTCATCCTGAACATGCGCCAATGACACTTGCAAGATATGGCAGTTTAGACTGGCGGTTTGAGACAATGGATATTACAGGTGGACCGTTTGATTTATCTAATTATAGTGGGTCAAGTGTAATAACTAAAACTTTAAAGTGGTCAGCACCAGGGAAATATACACTTAATATTTCTGATAAAACAACTACAATGAGATTAATTGTTGCTGGTGGTGGCGGTGGTGGGGGTGGTTTTTCTCGTTCTACAGGCGGGACTAATGCAGGCGGAGGAACAGGCGGTAGAGGTGCTTTGATTATAAAAGATGTTTCGGTGGTTCCAAATACATCTCACGAAGTTATAGTGGGTGCAGGTGGTAAGGGTGGAACAGGAACTGTTAGTTATGAAGGAACATGGTCGTCTCCTGGAACTGATGGTGAATCATCATCTGTATTGGGGATTGAAGCTAGAGGTGGTGGGGGCGGCAGCGGCGCACTTGGCGGAAGAACTGGCAGTGATGATTCGCATGATGTCGTATATGGAACTGATGGTATTTCTTACGGAGACGGTGGAGCAGGTGGTGTTACAGGCAGTAAAGGAACAGGGGAAACTTTAAATGGTAAAAATGGTTCGCCGGGGTGGGTTATAGTTGAGTATGGTTTTCCTATTGGTGATAATACTACAGTAAAAGCTTCTGATGTTTATGGAAATATAACTGTAACTTCTACCTCTAGTATTTTTTCAGAAAGTGATAAAGGACAACTTTTTGCCCTAACTCATTTTTTAAAAACAGACTACAAAAAGGGTATTCCAAGTAATAATGGAGAAAATTTACAGGTTAGTGTATTGCCAAAATCTAATGTCTATGTAGAGAGTTTCGGATTTTGGAATGGTAATTTTAGTTTGGAAAAATATGATCCTGTTTCTTTAAAATGGGTGAACATAAGAACACAAAGCGGGAACAGAAGCCAGAATTATAGCTTGACTGAGGAGAACACATCTGAAAGTATTGCTAACTACAGAGTTACTTCTACTGAATTTAATACAGACGTTTGGAGCGGTGAAAATGAGAAGCAGAGAGGCTATATAACCATTCAAAGCATCGGGGGAGATTATACGGGGCATGTATTGATTACTGAATATGTTAGCCCTACAGTAGTGAAAGGGACTGTAAAAAAACAGTTGGCTTCTACAGATGAAACCCGTGATTTTGCTTTTGCTGCTTGGAATGGTGAAAAAGGGTATCCTTCTGCAACAGGGTTTTATGAAGACAGGTTAGTCTTTGCGGGAAGTAAAGGATTTCCGCAGACATTCTGGACAAGTAAAACAGGAGACTATTATAACTTTGGAACAAGCATACCGTCTGCCGATGATGATGGAATTACGGTCACTTTAAACGGTGGACAAATGAATGGCATTAAGGCAATTATAGCTTTTGGTGAAATGCTGCTGTTAACAGCCGGCGGAGAATTTAAAGTAAGCGGCGGAGGCAAAGCCATTACAGGAAGCAATGTTTTAAGTCAACCGCAGGAATATAGGGGTGTGTCAGATGTTAATCCTGTCACTATCGGCAGCAGGATTATTTATGTGCAGCACCAGGGCAATATAATACGTGACCTTGCTTACAGCTATGATGTTGATAAATATACCGGTGATGATTTAAATTTATTGGCTTCGCACTTGTTTGAAGGGCATAAAATAATATCTATGACCTATCAGCAGATACCTAACAGTATTGTTTGGTGTGTGCGTGATGATGGTTTGCTGTTAGGGCTTACCTACATAAAGGAACAGGATATCTACGCATGGCACCAGCATACCACGGCAGGCGGGAAGTTTGTTAGTGTATGTAATATCGGAGGGTCAACAGAAGATAAGTTATATGCAGTAATTGAGCGTGGCGGGCAGTATTATGTGGAAATAATGGAAAGCCGTGATAAAAGTACTAATGTAGAGGATCAGTTTTTCGTAGACGGTGGTATAACCTATGAAGGAGAGCCGACCGATGAAATATCAGGTCTTGAGCATTTAGAAGGGTATACTGTGGCTATATTAGCAGATGGAAATGTACTTCCTCAGCAAACTGTAGAAAACGGCAAGGTTCTTCTTGGAAATAAGTATAAGAAGGTACATGTAGGGCTGCCTATAGATGCGGAAATAAAAACACTGCCTATAGATTTTACCGCTCAAGATGGCACATATTTAAGTCGGAAGAAACGAATTGCTACAGTTACATTATTACTTAAAGATAGTCGCGGTGGATTGTTTGGAATGAAGGAGAATGAATTAGATGAATTTAAATGGCGCAGTAATGAAGCCTATGGGGAACCGATTGGTTTACAAACAGGTAAATTTAAAGTAACGATCAAGTCTGCTACTTATGATGAAACTCAGCAGATAATAATTAAACAGCCTGATCCGCTGCCGATGACTGTATTATCTTTGATTCCGGAAATAGAAGGGTAAAGTGTATTATGGCAAAGTATGAATTTGTAAAGCCCACAATGGCAGATGCTGAGTATATAGCGACTAATCTTAAACCAGATAATTACAGTGAACTATTTTGTGCTATTGGCCCTAACGCTCTTGATGATATTTTAGATGGATTGAAGCACAGTGATGAAATCGGCTGCCTGCATATCAACGGCGTACCTGCTGCTGTATATGGAGTGAGAAAAGCTTCGATAATGAGCGACGAGGGGCGCGTATGGCTGCTTATGACGAAGGAAACGGAGAACCATAAGGTATTTGTCGGAAGGCAGACTAAAAAGGCTGTAAGAGGGCTTTTAAAGAGATACGACAGGTTATATAATTGGGTCAACGTTGGAAATGATAATATAATGCGTTGGCTTAAATGGCTTGGCGCAGAAATACATGAACCAGCGCCGCATGGAGTTTATAATCTGCCGCATCACTTTTTTGAGTTTAGAAAGGATGATGAATAATGGGCGTAGCGGCAACAATAGGCGCCACTCTTTTGGGTGGCTTTATTTCGGGCAGAGCGCAGCAGCAGCAATATAACGCTGCCGCTCAACAGGCAGAGGTAAATGCTCAGATAGCGAATCAGAACGCAGATAAACTGCAGGCACAGGCTGAAGAACAGTCTAAGTCAAATACTATCAACGAAGAAAACAAACGCCGTCGTATGAACGCTATGTTAAGCCAGCAGAGGGCTAATATAGGCGCTTCCGGTATAACAGCTTCAGGCAGTGCGGCAAACGCTTTAGCTGACAGTGCGTATAATATGGAAACAGAGCTTGCTATCGAACGCTATAATTCAAGGCAAGGCGTTGAGAATATTTTTCAGCAGTCTACTGACCTTGTTAATCAACGTGATATCTATAATCAAAATGCACGCAATTACCGTAAAGCCGGTAAGCGTGCACTTATGAATAATATGCTTATGAGTGGGTTATCCCTTGCAGGTAGTTTATACAGTCCTAAGAGCGCAGGAAAGCAAGGTGCTTCCTCTAGTTCTTCAACTCCTAGTGTAACAACAGGTGCTACATATCAATTCAACAGTAGTGGAACTGGCTATAGACAAGGCAATTACAGTTATTTCCCGATGAAGCCGAAAACTTACTTCTAAAGTGAGTTGATGAAGAGAGCATAGTTAAGTAATACGGACTGTACTTGCATTAGTACAAAATGTATTATATAATAAACGAAAAGAGATAGTTTGATATTGGCGTGTCAGCTCTCTCCTGAATAAGTTAAAACTTGAAGAAAAGGCCGACTACACCGTTAGTGGGTCTTTTGTCTTATATAAGTAAAATTATTTACTTTTAGACAAAATGATAGCAACGAGTGTACCAAAGGTTACCATCAAAGATAATGCTTCGTATACAGTCATGCTATCACCTCCCTTGACAGGGAGAGAATCCGACTATCAAACTATCTCGGACAACATTATAACACACCTTTAAGCGCTTAATAATTTGTTAAAGCGCTTTTTCTATACCCAAAAGGAGGCTAGAATATGGCAATCGACATTTTCCAAGTAGGTGCGCAGTTAGGAGCGCCGGCAAGTAAAGTATCTAATGTCCGCTATGATAACAGCGGTCAGCAGGCTGTTGCAAGAGAATCATCCCAGACCGGTAGAATTATTCAGGCCGGTGTTGAGCATGTAAGAGAGCAGATCATAAGAACCGACGTTCTGCAGGCTAATAATGAGTATGTAAAACGTACTAACGATCTAAGAATGCAGTTGATGCAGAAAAAAGAAAAAGGTGCTCTTGACATTGTCGGTGAGTATGAAGCTGGCGAAAGAAAGATACGCAGCGAACTTATGGCTCAAAGTCCTCAAAGCGTAAAGTACGGCAAAGGTGCTATGTTATTTGATTACAGCACCCAGCAAACTGATAATGCTAATCGCAGAGTTTTGGGGCAATACAGAGCGCAGCAGTTTGAAGCCTGGCAGAATACTACTTTTGCTAATTCTATAAATAGTTCTGTTCAAAAGGCTGTTTTATCTCCTAATGACCCTGCAGTTATAGCCGATGTACAAAAAGAAATTGATTACGCCATAAATTCCAGATATGGAACATATGGAAGAGAAAGGCTTGATTTAGAGTATAGAAAATGGACTGGAGTATTAGGTCAGGCTTTGATAGACAGAAGTTATGCTAATGGCGATATAAATACGGCCGAAGCTTATGTTGAAAAATATGGTCCTTATATGGATCCGGTCGTAACGAGTGCCTATGCTAAAAATGTTTATGCTCGTAAACAAGAAGAACGGCAGTTTAACATGGGACAGAACCTTTATGCTACTTTTGGTGAGGATGAAGGCGCTGCACGTGATTATATCTTTGGAGATAATTTTTCTAATGAAATAGATACAAATGCAATTTTAAAAGCAGCCAATGGTGATATAGGTAAGAATTTTGGTGAAAATCAGTGTACTGTAGGCGTTAATCGCTGGTTGAAAGCAGGCGGGGCTAAAGAAGGAAATACGTGGGCACCAACCAATATGGAAGATGCAAAGAAAAATGGAGTGTTTTTTACCCAACGGAATCAGCTTCGAAATGGTGACATTGTTTATTGGGACTGGGAAGGTAATGATGACAGTGATCATGTTGGTATTTATGAAAAATCTACAGGGAAAGTTATTCAAGCTGGTTCGCACGGAACAGCGAAACTTGATTTAGATCATTATAAAGTTTTAGGGTTTGCTCATCCTATAAGTGCTGCTCCTACATTAGAAGATAGGCAGAAGGCCTGGAACAATTATGTGCAACAGGTAAATATTAATAAATCCATTAAAGCTAATCAGCAAAATATGATCATAAAAAATATAGAACAAAGATTATGGGACAATTTTAAAACAGGTATTATTGATTCGCAGGATATGAGAAATATGGTTTTTAGTGCTTCTGGTGGAGATGCAGACGTAGAACGGACGCTATTAAAATTCGGTGATGATTTAATAGGCATTCAGACAAAAGCTGCCGCTGCGGTATCTAATAGTGGCATTTATAAATCAATCAAGGATGCAATTACGAATAGCACTGTAACACCAGCCGAAGCAGTATCATTAATCAACCAAAACGCAACAGTCTTGGGTGAAGCAGATAGAAGCAGGTTATTGGCTTTTGCTAGAAATCAAGATCCAAGAAATAAGGATGTTGATAAACAGTTAGCTACTATGATCAATGAAGCACTTTCTGATCCAGTGGAAAGAGGAGAAGCTCAAATTTACTTGGATAATGCAATAGAAGATAAAACTGATCCTCAGAAAAGATACGACGATGGATATGGTGTATTGTATGGGACAAAGGATAAACCGGGAATTTTGCAGAATAAAGCTATTTTTAAAAATTATAATAGCAAACAGCGTGAATGGGGTTCGTTAAAGAGCAGTCTATCTCCTAAGCTTTATCCTTATATAGATGCTTATCAGATACAGAACGGCAATAATATTGATTTGGGACAGGCAAAAACAATCTTTGAATCCATAAACCCGAATGATAAATATCAGATTTCAGCGCTTCAATATGCTACGGTTTATAATAGTCCGATGGATATTCAAGAACTCAATAAGCAAATTGCGGCTATGGCAGTTCGTGATGGTGTAGATGCAGCTCCGCATTTACTGGAGATGCCGCAGCAGAATGAAACCGCAGTACAGCAAAATGAAAGTGCTCCGTGGTTTAGTGATTGGGGAGCCAGTGAGCGTACTGGTTTGGCGGCAATGAATTTCAGTGATGCTATTGAATCTATCAAACAACGTCACTTAGCGGCATTAAGAGGAGAAATTAACGAGGAGTGGTAATATGGCAAGGTCTGTATTGTACGATGTAGCAGCGGCAGGAAAGTTTATACCAGACGATTTAAAGAATAAGGCATTACAAGGTGCTAATGCAAATAATATATCGCTTCAAATGGCAGCTCGTAATCCTGATTATTATTTACCTAAAAACTTTGATTATGACTGGAATAAATATGAGAAGATCGCACCAAGAACAGCAGAGGCGTTAAAAGACCCTGTGCTTATGAGCATTGCCGGTACTAAAGCTGCAGAATTTTGGGGCGAGCAAGAAAATAACTGGAAAAGTATTACAGCGCTGAAAAATGGTTTTAAGAATGTTGCTCGCAGCGGTTATGGTGCAGTTGCACTGCTTGCTGATTTGGGTGCAGATAAAAAAGATGTTGACTTGACAACGGAATCCAAGGTTTTTAGCGCAGATACAATAGGACGGCTTTTGTATGCTGTCGGTGGAGATAAGCTAAAAACTATTGGTACTGAAGCTAAACGCATTGGTGGCAGTGAAATATTTAAGCCGGAAGAAGTAAAGGCTGAAACTGCGGCAGGCCAGTTTTATTATGACTTACTACAGAATGCACCACAATTAGCGGCACAGGTCGGCGTTGCAATCAGTACTGGCGGCTGGAGTGCTGCTGCCTTTATGGGCAGTCAGATTGCAGGTGGACAATATTTAGATCTTACTGAAGCTGGGGTATCTAATGACAGAGCCAGAGCTGCGGCGTCTTTAAACGCTGTTGCACAGTCTGCTCTTGAAAAAGTGGGCTTGGGCAAAGTCATGGGAGCAGGAGCAAGAGCCGCTAAAATCGCAACTATGGGCGGTAAGGCCAAAGAAGTTTTTAAAACTGCATTGACAGAAGGCATTACTGAATGGATTCAGGAATACCCGGATGCTGCTGCTGAAATATGGGCTAAAAATGCGAATCTTTCCACTCAAGAGCAAATACTTAAATTTTATCAGGAGTTTGGAGAAGTCACTAAAAGAGGCGCTTATTCCGGTGCTATTGGTGCGGTGTTTGGTGGTCTTGGAGGTTCGGTAAGCATTGCCGTAGACCGTAATGCAAATAGAGTTATGCAGGAGCAGGCTGTACTTACTGCGGAAACGATGAAAAACAGTAAGGACGTAGATATTACTGCCAGCAAACTAGTACTGAACCAAACGACAGAAGAAAAGGCTTATGTAGATGCTGAAACCCTTTTTACATATGCGCAGGCAAATCCTAACCTGGATGTAAAAGATACCTTTGGTATAGAGGTTTCTGAACTGCAGGCGGCTGCTGTTCGTGGTGAGGATATTGAAATGCCAATGGGTACGTATTGTGCGGCAGAGGCTCAAAATCCTGGCTTTTTCCAGGCTGTAAGCAATAACGTAGCTTTTGAACAGGGTGGTTATACAGAAGAACGCGCCAGAAATAAAAAAGCTCTCCAAAGCGCTTATAAAAAAGCGTTGGAGAACGACGAGGAATTTAGAACTGCAGTTGATACTTTTAGAAATGAATTGACCGAAGCGGGACTAAATCAAAAGGAAACAGGTGACGTCCTGGCTATTTTAACCAGCCGTGCTATGATTGCTAATCCTGATGACCCTATGCAGTATTTCAGAGAGAACCCTTTAAGCTTCAAACGAGTTGTCAGCACTCCTAATGGCCGGTATATGCAAACTAAAAGCGCTAACGAAAAATTGCTTGAGGATGAAAATAACTTTTCTGGTATCGTAGATGAATATAAAGCCGGTACGTTGAACGAAACGAAACCATATAAGGTAATGACTACGCCGCTTGCGATAAACCTTGCAGGCGGTAAAATTTTGCCTGTAACTATTGACGGTGGCAGGATCAACCATATTTTTGAAAAACACTTTGATGGTATGACACCGGACCTTTTGAAACAATTACCAAGGGCATTTGCTGATCCTATAATGGTATTAGATTCTTATTCAGGGCGGAAGGTGGTAGTGCTGGATTTGAAAGATGCGCAAGGCTCTACTATCATTGTTCCACTTGATCTTGATGTAAGCCGTGACCGTTATAAAGTAAATGCCATTAACAGCGCTTATGGTAAAGGCGGTGCTAATGGCACAAATTATAATTGGTTTATTGAGCATAATATCAAAAAAGGCAGAGTTGCATATGTAAATAAAGAAAAAACCGCCAAGTGGTTACAGTCTGATAGCAGCGATTCCGCTATCAAAGGCACCGACCTTGACGGCTTTCTTAATAATAGTATACCAGATGAAAATGCACTCCGCAAGAGACGAGAAGAAATGCAGGGATACTACCAGGCCGAAGGGAAAACTAAAGGCGCTATCACCTGGGACGAAGAAGGCAAAGCAATTATCAGCCTGTTTGAAGGTGCTGATATGAGTACTGTTATTCATGAAGCTGTAGGCCATTACTTTATTGAGAACCTCATGCGTGAAGGGGCACTCCCTAATGCTACAGAGCAGATGAAAAAAGACCGTCAGACTATGCTTGATTATGCCGGTGTAACTAAAGACTGGGATAGCTTGTCGCAGGAAGAAAAAACAGCAGCACATGAACGCTGGGCAGAGGCCGCAGAAACTTATATGCTTGAAGGCAAGGCGCCTTCAAAAGAGCTGCAGCCGGTATTTAACAGATTCAAAAAATGGCTGCTTGCTGTTTATAACGCCGTTTTTTCGGATAAGCGCAGTAAAAATGCTGTTCCTATCAACGATGAAGTAAGGCAGGTTTTTGACAGGATGCTGGCAAGTGAAGAGCAAATATCAGAAATGGAGCGTATTGACGGTTATTTTTCTGCTTTGCCAGATGTTGTGTTAGATACACTTTCAGAACCACGCAAGCAAATGCTGCGTAATTTTGCTGCTAAAGCTCACGATAAGGCAGTACAGTTATTAACAAAAGAAAGCCTTGTTAATTTCAATCAGGAGCGTAAAGACCGGATTCAAAAATATCGTGAAGATGTAGAGCCGCAGGTCAAAGAAGCGATTGCAAAACAGCCGTTATATATGGCTTCGGAGCAGATACTTGATATTGCATCTGATTTAAAAACAGCGAAGGGCGTAGCTAACAGATATTTAGAAGGTAATTTTGATGAAAGTAAAATGGCAACTTTTGATATGATCGCTGAAGCTAATGGTTTTACTTCCGGTGACGAGCTGGCTAAAACGATTATGTCAGAACCATCTTTTAATGGTGCGGTTAACAGACATATTGATGAAATGGTGCAAGACGCCTTCCCTGATATTTACAAAGAGAGAGGGCTTGCTGAAGAAGCTGCACGTGATGCTATGTATAATGACGAGAGCGGTCTTTTGATAAATACAGAAGCACAGCTTATTGAGGATAAAGTACAAGGCTTGTTAAAGGGTCAGCGTGATGCTGAAACTCTTAGAAAACTTGCTGTTGCACGCAGGCAAACGGCTAAAATACAGGCACAGATGGACCTGCAGAACAGAGTGAAATTAAAGGAGGCTTTGAATACCCAAAAGTATATTACTGCCGAACGAAACGCTGCGACTAAAGCTGCTGTGGCATTGGAAAATGATGATTATTCTGCTGCGGTCCGATATAAAAACGTCCAGGCGTTTAATCATGCTTGTGTAGTTGAAAGCGTAAGACTGCGTAATCAGTATGCTAAGTGGCAGAATTATTTCAGGAAGCAGGCTAAAGCTAAAAGGGAAACGTGGGGTAATGAAAGAAACTTTATTCAAGCAGCAGCAATTATGGAAAGGTTCGGTTATAAGCGTAAAGATTATTCTGATTTTGAAAAGACAGAAACTTTATCAGACTATCTGAATGATATGGATGATCTTTATGACAATGTTGCAGTTGCTGATTGGATAATGGATGAGGATGTTAGCATTACAAATCCTCGTGAACGTATGACGGCAAGCCAGCTTGAAGATGTAGTAAATGCGCTTAAAAATATCAAAGCGATCGCTAAACAGGAAATGAGTATCAATGCTTTACAGAAAGGTGCTACCTATGCTGAATTTAAAGCTGAAGCACAGGAAACACTTAATAAGCTGAAAACTATCTGGAAACCGCAGGTTGGCGTTGCACAGCAGCCTACAGTAATGGAGAAGCTAAAAGCATCTTTGCGCAGTACGGACAATCTTTTTGAAATGATGGACGACTGGCAGTATGGATTTTTCAGCAAACATTTTGGCGCAGCTATTCGAGAAGCGGCTGATAATGAAACAAGAAAAATTTTAGAATATGAGGAAAAAACAGCGCAGGCTTACAGGGAATGGCTGCCGGATAAAGCTGCAGAAAAGGCAGCCGATTATCAGGAAAAATATGACGAGCTAGGTACTTCTGTAGATAAGCACGTTTTATTAAAAATACTTATGAATTTAGGAAACGAGAGCAGTGCCAGAGTATTGTGCAGCACTAGACCGGTAGGTTTTGAAAGTTCTGCTTTGTGGGTAGATGGCGATATCGTACAGACTAAAATCAATTTGATTGACTTCTTAGGGCGTAATCTTACTGAAGCGGATATAAAATATGCACAGGATAAGATAGACATTGCAGAGATGTACTGGTCTGAAATGGAAGCTCTTGAAACTCGTTGGACAGGTTTTAGTCCTAAGAAGGTAGAAGCGTCGCCTGTAGAGTTGACGTTATCAGATGGCAAGACTGTTGTTATGCGTGGCGGTTATTTCCCACTGATGCGTGACGGTGATACTGGTTCTAAACACGCTGGGCAAGAAGTTATTTCTGATACTGACCCCAGACAAGGCCGCAATATTAGAACAATGAGCACCAGACGAGGCCATTTAAAAGAACGTGTTAAGGCTAAATATCCTGTTAATCTAAAACGTGGAGCAGAGTTTAATGTTGCTATGGATGCGATACATGATCTGTGTTTCCGTGAGGTTATGGGCGATTTCCGCAAAATTATGAACGATCAGGAAATGTATACTCTGATTAAAGAAAAATTAGGCCTGGCCGATTTCTCCGCCTTTAAAGAATATCTTGAACGTGCGGCAAATCCTCAAGGTACTAACAGCGGCTCTGTTGGTGAAAGCTGGATGGGCAGTGTTGCTAACTGGCTTAGGGCTCGTACTGTAAATGCTGCTATTATGCTTAACCTTAAAACTGCCGTTCAGAACTTGGGTAATCCCTTGCTTTATGGTAATGCTGTAGATGGTTTTGGATATAGTGATGTCGTTGCCGCTGTGAGTAATTACAGTATGAATATGCAGCTTGCAGAGGGCTATAAATCGGCGAAGGAATTTGTTTACAGCAAATCTCCTTGGATGAAAGAAAGGTCTGTGCTTCCTGATATTTCCCTGCGGGATATGAAAGAAATGGAAAGCCTGAATCCTATAGAAAAGAAAGCTGTTGAATTTGGCACAAGATTGCTGGTCGCTACTGATAATCTTTCTGCTATTCCAGTATGGATGCAGGCGTATGGCAAAAAAATAAGGGCTGGTGCAGGCGAAGCAGAAGCTGTGGACTTTGCCAATACGGTTATTAGACGTACACTTGGCAGCAGCAGAGTTACGGAGGTTGCACCGCTTTTGCGTGGCGGACCTATGCTTAAACTGTTTACTACCTTCCAAGGCTTCTTCAATACACAATATAATCAGTGGGCCAGAGAGTATAATATCTTCTTAAAAGAAAAAGACATAATGCGTCTTACTTCGTTTGTGGGAGCTAAGTTTGTAATGTTTGCTTTTATAAACTTGATGTTGTCGGCCGAAGATCCATTTGAAGAAGATAAGGATGAATATCAAAAGATATCAAAAGAACTGCTTACTTACCCTATGAGTTTAGCCGGACCGGTTGGGCAGGTTGGTAATGCTATCTGGAGCAGGGCTTTAGGCATGCAGACTTACGGGTATAGAATGACTGCAGTACAAGGCACGATAGAGCAAATGGAACGTGCTGCCGGTAAGGTGCAAAAGGTTTACCAGGGCAAAGCAGATTATGACGAATTGGTTGAGCCTACTGCTACATTTGTTGGAACAGCATTAGGCGTGCCTGCACAGTTAAACAAATTATTCTTTAACGGATATGATATCTTGTTCAACGGTATGGAGCCGGAAGTTGGCGACATCTTTAGACGTAGGCCGAAAAAGGAACGGTAAAAGAAAACCCCCTCGAATTTGAGGGGGTTTATATTTTCTCAGAATCCATTGTTGTATCTATAAATTGCGTCATTTGCTTCACGGATAGCCGCAGCTTGTGCTTCTTGAATACGCTGGATATCATTGTTACAGTTTTCTACATATTTCTTTGCTTCTTCGACATAAAGTTCAACTTCATATTTGCTCGGATTGTAAGGTAAATATGAATTGAATTCTGGATACATTGACAAACTTAAATTAGATCCACCAAAAACATATGCAAACGCTATACTTGAACACCATAAAATAGAAATTATTGAAATTATTAGAATCCTTTTAAACATTAATTCTTCTCCTTTAATATTTGATTTGTTCTATATGCCTATATATTTTCCGTTGCCGTCACCAATTAAATTTAATAGGTGAAAAAATAATTCTTCACCTATAGATCCTGGAATAATAGGTTTTATTTTATAAAGTGGTTTATAAGAATCTTCTATTTGACCATTTTTATAGGCAATAATGTACAAATTTACTAAGGAAAAATCTTTTGTAAAAAAAGTAGTTTGTATTAAAATCTGTTTATTTTCAGAAGGTTCTACTCTTGCGACCCAGGCGGTTGCTTTTGTATCGTCAAATGTGATTGTTCCTCTATCTATAAAATAACCAAATTGGTTATCTGAATCTACCCAGCTCCAGCGAGCTGGATCTAAGTTATTGGCAGCACATAAATTTGTGATTAAAGAAAATACAAGAATTAAAAATAATAAAATTGTTTTTTTCATAATAACCCTTCTTTTATTATTTCGCACAATTAAGTTATTGGCTATATTCCTTTTACGCTGCCGGTAAAACCTATAGCAGAAGTTTGACCTTTTGAATTTATCCCAAAAAATAATGCCCAAATCGGATTATATTTATTATGATAGGCATACCAATAGGATACAATTCCGTTATATTCTGCTTTAGTGTTTTTAATAATGGTTCCCGGAGTTCCGTATTTAGAAACAATTAAATTTTCTGAAGAACCAATTGATATTCCTCTTATAGTTGATACGTTGGGCTTAGTACAAATAATTTTATATATTTTACCATAGTCATCTTTGTTTATAGTTGGCTTATCATTATAATTTAAAGTTATAATACCATTTTCAAATAATATAGTTGCTTCACTGCTTCTGGCAACACCGTCACTATAAATATAATTTTCTGTCAGGATTTCGCCTAAAATGCGTGAAGCATCGTTAATAGTGGTATATTTTTCTGCTTGTAACGGCCCGCAATTGATCAAGAATAAGTCATCTACATTGGTGCTACCAGCAGCAATAACTTTGGCAGATAAATTGAAAATAGATAAAAAGATAAAAGCAAAAATAACAAGTGTAATTTTTTTCATAAATAATGCTCCTTTCTTGTCACAATTATATCACATTTATAAACGAAAATAAAACAGCCTGTAGGCTGTTTTAAAGTTAAGGTTTATTAAGGTATTCTTCTATGAATTTATTCAAGTCATTATCTTGATTGTCTACTATTATATATAAATCATCAATAATAGAATGTTTTTTTGAATCTGTAATGAATTTAAACTGACCTGAAATAAAAGCAAAAAGTCCGATTACAACTTCACTGTCTCTGAAAAATTTGAAAAGCAAATAACCATTCTGTGAAATAGGATCAATTGCGGTGAAATATGATTCCTGTTCTAAAAAATCATAATCATTAAATTGAGGGAAAAAGCTCAAAATAAAATCATTTATGATTGGATATGTTGAATTAAAATGTTTGTTTTTATCCAAAGAAACCGGATTTCCATTGTCATCTAAAACCATTATTTCTTCTTTTAAGTCTTCTGGTATCTTTTTTATGAATGGAACACGTTTGACTTTAGGAAAGATATCCCAGTGAAGCAAAGAATTCTGTGTATCGTATATTAGTTTTTCTACTAATTTATAGACTTTAGAGTCAGACTTTGATTGAGTATCTAAAAGCAGATAATCTAAAGTTACATTAAATAATTCTACAAGTTTTTTTAATAATTCTGGATCGCTAGGAATACTTTTTCCCGTCTCGTAGTAACTAACAATTCTCGAGGATACTCCTAACTTTGTGGCTAAATCTTTTTGGGTCATACCCTTGGCTTCACGGAGTTTCTTTAGATTTTCACTGAAAGACATATTAATCACCACCTAAAGCAATTATAACAATAAGAACCATAAGACACAATATTTTTCTCAAAAAACACCAAGACGTATATTGACATAACTAACGTATTACGTTAAAATTAAAAGCAACAAACGAGAAAGGAGTATTAAAGATGAGGCCAACAATTGATTTTAAAGGTGATCTTGGAGCAGTACTTAGATACCACTGTACAAAAGTGGGCATTAGTATTGCTGGCTATGTCAAGGGGTTAGTGTATGATGATTTGTTAAAGAAGTATCCTAACTTACTTGATGAAACAAAAAAAGAAACTGTCACACGCTAACCGACCAAAGTTACCGTGACAGTTTCAAAGCAGAAAGGCGTACGGAAAACGTACTATTTCTTAAAATAGTATAGCATTTTTACGTATGCCTTTCAAGATATTTATTTTGGGAGGCATATTTTTATGAAAAATGAACTGAAGATTTTTGAAAACGAAGCTTTTGGTAAAGTTAGAGTAATCGAAAGAAATAACGAGCCATGGTTTGTTGGCAAAGATGTAGCAGAAATTCTTGGGTATCAAAATGCAAGTAAAGCACTTTTAGATCATGTAGATGATGATGATAAACTCAATAACGTTTCGTTATCGAGTTTAGGACAACGTGGTGGGTGGCTCATTAACGAAAGTGGATTATACTCATTGATTCTATCTAGTAAACTACCTGCCACAAAACAATTCAAACGCTGGGTAACAAGCGAAATACTTCCTACGATTCGCAAAACTGGATCGTATTCTGTAAATCAGGATATGAAGGCCAAAGAAGTAGAAGCTCGCTTAAATAACAGCCGTGCAAGAGTTGCATCGACATTCCTTAAAGTTGCTCAAATGACTGATCTGCTAGAATATAAACATATATGCCAGCAGAAAGCAGCAGAGGTTTTGAGCGGCGTGCCATTACTACCGATGCAATCTATAAACGAAAATACTTTATCTGCTGATGAGGTCGGCAGAGAACTTGGAATCAGTGGTAATATGGTTGGCAGGATTGCGAATCAGCATAATTTAAAAACTGCTGAATATGGTAAATATTTTTATGACAAATCACGTCATTGTCAAAAACAGGTAGAAACATTTAGATATTATAGGAAGGTAATTCCAGTAATACAAAGTATTATTGATAATAAAAAAGTAGGAGCGTAATATAAAATAAGAAACACCCGCCGCACAGTGGAAAGTAGAGCGAGTGTTTCAACCACCAGCCGAAGCTGATAACAATAGTATAGCAGTTTTCGGCTGGTATATCAAGGAGGATATACCATGAACGGAAACAGGTCGTCGTGTCCTGACGAAGAAAAAAGGGCATTGGAGAAATTTGTCGAAGTTGTAAGAAGCACATCTCAAGAAGAATTTGCAAGAAAATATATAAATGAAGATAGTGATAAAATGACAGAGACAAAAAGCGAGATCTCCACCGCTGATAGAAAAGAAGTAAAAGAACAAATCAAAGGCGGTGTAAATAATGAATAAAGTGCGGAAATCATTTAGGGAGCTGTTGAACAAATTGTCTCCGGCGCAGCTTGAAGAAGTAGCAGCCATAGCATATGAGATAAAGAAAGAACGTGAATCGTCGTCGAAGGTAGTTCGGTTTATGGATAAGTCCAGCCGGCGTTGTTATGATCAGGGGTATAAGCTTGGTCTGATGTTAGGAAATAAATTTTAAAAAGTTTCCGACAAAATGCCCTTTAACAAGAGTTAAAATATTAATGTAAGGTTATTGGATATGAGAGCAGAGGCGATGTAAAAAAATAAAAATGTATCCGACAAAACCACTATAAAAATGAGTTAAAATAGTATCATAAAGTTAGTTAGAACTTAATAGAAAGCGCTTACTTCGGTAGGCGCTTTTTTATTTGGAAGGAGAGGCTTATGGAAACAAAACACAGTAACAAAGAGCAAGTTTTAAATTTGTTTCAAAGTATGATTAATGAATTAAGAACTAAAAATTTTAAGAATGAAGATTACAGATTGTTTGGTGAAATTTTTGCAAGATTAGGAAGTATTTGCCATGATCTAAAAGAGTTTGAATCATCTGCAATGCTTTTAGAAAAAGCATTATCTAAAAATCGAGGCGATCTATTAAGCGAACCCGAAGAACCTGATTCTTAATGTCATTAATTATTAAAACTGAAAATTTCTAGTATTAATAAATTGAAGAACAAAGGCATACTTCCAGTTATAGAACAGGAGTGAAATTATGGATAAAGAGGCTATCATACAAGACCAAATAAATTTACTGTTGGAGGAGCAGAAGAAGGCTGCATCTTTGGACGAGAAGTTAAAGATAGCATCAACTATAGCCAGTATGCTAAATGCTACTGTGGTTAAAGATGCTCCGGCCTCAGCAAAAATATAGGGGGTGAGCATATGACTGTACAGAATACGACAGTTAAAGATATTTATGTTGGTAATGGAGCGACAACGAAATTCCCAATAACATTTCAGATGACGGATCATCCTGAATATATAAAAGTATATATTACAGGTGATGATAGCGTTGCCGTAGAAACGGAGAATTTTTCTGTTGATCTTGGAGCTAAAACAGTTACTTATCCAGCTAATGGCTATCCGCTGCCTGATGGTCATAAAATAACTATTTATCGTGAGCTGCCATTGTATCAGCTAATGAACCTGGTTAATCAAGGTCCGTTTTTTGCAGAGAATATTGAATTGTCTTTTGACGATCTAACTTTTATATGTCAGCAATTAAATGAAAAATTGAATAGGACATTATCTGCTGGTGTTGATGTAAATAATTTTAATAATACTTTTCCGGTAAAGGCTGGAATGAGTTTTAGAATCAATGATGCTGGTGATGGGCTTGTGCTGACGGAGGACCCGGCGAGGGTGTTACCTTTAGCTAAAGATGTATTAGAGCAAACGAAACAGGTCAAAGAGAGCGCCGTTAACGAAACAACAAATATTAAAAATACTGCAATCGAAGAGCTGACCGCTATAAAAGATGCTGCAGTAAATGAGACTACGGAAATAAAGGACGAAGCTGTTGCTGCTAAAAATACCGCTGTTGAAGCTGCGGCTACTGCGGCAGAAGATGCTGTTAATAACGTTCAAACGTTACTTGATGAAAAAGTGGCTGCCGCAGAAAACGCAAAAAGTGCAGCTGTTTCTTCTGCTGAATCAGCATTAGCAAGTAAAAATGCTGCGGCTGCATCACAGTCGTCTGCTACTGCCAGTGCGGAAACAGCCCAGGCTTTGGCAGAATCAGCTTCTAGCAGTGCTAATGCAGCATTAGCAAGTGAGAATAATGCGAAAGCTAGTGAAACCAAATCTGCAAAAAGTGAAGAAAATGCTAAGGCTGCTGAAACTGCTGCAGAAAATAGTAAAAAAAGTGCTTCAGATTCCGCTAGTGCGGCTTCTAGTAGTGCTGAATCTGCATTAGAATCTAAAACGTTAGCTGCAGCATCAGCAAATTCAGCTTCTGCGAGTAAGACAAGTGCAGAAAGCAGTGCTGAATCGGCAGCATCTTCAGCAACTACAGCTACAAGAGAGGCAGATAGAGCACAGGATATTGCTGACAGCTTAGAAGGTTTAGCTGGCATTACTGGTATAGCAACAACAGATGAAGCTATCGCTGGTGTAGTTGATAACAAAGCAATGACGCCGTTAAAGACGAAAGAGGCTATAGAGTCATTAGTACCAATGCAAAGGTTAATTGATTTAATTTACCCGGTAGGCAGCATCTATATGTCTGTAAATTCGACATCGCCTGCTGATCTTTTTGGCGGCACCTGGGACACAATGCCAGCAGGACGTGTCTTGCTGGCGCAAGGCAAATCCCAATGGGGCACCACTTATACAGCGGGAAGTACCGGCGGTGAAGCAACCCATCAGCTCACTCCCGAGGAGATGCCTCGGCATAAACATGATGCTGTCGCAACTACAACACCTTTAACTGGTACTTACACCGCAGATAGATGGGGGAGCGGACCTGGTACAGCGACAGGAGTTTTTTCTGCTGGTACCGGCAGTGGTTCCAATTGCAGATTAGACAATGTGGCCTCGCCTGTGAAAATCAATTTAAATGCAACTCATTTACATGAAATTACTATCAATAGTGAAGGCGGTGACAAACCTCATCCAAATATGCAGCCATATTTAGCTGTTTTTATATGGGTAAGAACTGCTTAAGCGGTGCGGCGCCACATAAATACGGCAATAAACGGTTGCAAATTGTTGTGCGCAGTATCCGCACCAGTATAGCTAATAGATATTGTAGGAGTATGTGTAGAATTAAATTTAAGTCCATTAGTACCTGACCTGCTTCCTGATCCATAACCTTCGACCGTACCACTTCCTATAGCACTAAAGACGCCTGTTGTAGAGCCAGTAGCAATACTGAGCCCATTACCCATTTGTAAATAAGCAGTCCCTGATATATTTACATTGTTTGCGACAGCATCATGTTTATGCCGAGGCATCTCCTCGGGAGTGAGCTGATGGGTTGCTTCACCGCCGGTACTTCCCGCTGTATAAGTGGAAAAGATCAGCAGTTGTAATAGAAAGAAAGGATGATAACTTATGAAATGTTTTCAACTATTAAATGATGAGATTTTAATAATTAAAGAAGATAAGATGTATAAAGATACCGCTGATAACTTTATCACTGACGGCGGTCGTTTACAGGTTGGCAAGATAATATTAAGAGAGGTAATCTATGACGATCAGCAGAGCCACGCTGTTATGAATGGTGAATTTTGCGACAAGCCCATTGCTGTTATTGAGGATAAAATCAATGAAATTGATACCTATATATCGGCTAAAGCAACACGTGAATATATACATCCGACGTTTGAAAAATTAAAATCAGTGAAGTTGGGCCAAGTAAACGCATGGACAGAAGATAAAATTACTGGCGGTTTCATATCTGAATGTACTGGTAACCCTGTGAGGTATGATAGCGATAAGGATACTCAGCTTACGATGCAGGGAATTGCACTGAATGTCAGCACAGAACGTTTTGCAAACGAATATCCGTTAGGATGTCCAGTCCGGGGCTATAAAGAAGGGGAAACTGAAAAAACAATACAGTATCTTAACGCTGCTCAGGTATATACCTGGTGTGCTGATTTATCGTCTCATATAGGTGCTTGCAAGCAGCAAGGATGGATTAAACAGGCACAAGTAGAGGCAGCGTTAAGCAAAGAGGATTTGGATGCTATTATATTAGATTAGGCGGTGCAAAGATGGTTGAAATGGCAATGGCCTCAATAACAATCTTTAGCTTTTTATTTGGCATAGTAGGTTTTGTATTTAAGATTTGGATAATAAATCCTTTGTCTACGGCGATAGAGAACCTGCAAAAGACTGTTGACGCTTTAGCTAAGACTATTAATAGGGAGCAAGAACGTACAACAGATTTAAAAATAAAATTTGCTGAGATTGATCAGAGGGCAAAATCTGCACATAACAGAATTGACGAAGTTGGTGAACGGTTATTGCTGGTAGAAAACAAATGTAATAACTGTTCATGTAAGGATAAGTGATATTTATGCTTGAGAAAATAAAAAACTTAATAGTGAGTGCCAGAAATAAAGTAGCCTCAATGTCGCCAAAAATAATGGCTGTCATTGTAGGCTATTTTATTGCAGTCGTTTTACTTATACTGACCTATTACGCTGCGTGGATGTATATGTGGTTGTGGTTGGATAAGATTGTTATGTCTGACCTGCTGGCGCTGATAAGAGAGATCACAGGTCCGGCTATGGTTGCATTTGTGACTTTTATAGCTACGAGTTTAGTAGACAAAAACGAGAATGGAGTGCCTGATCCATTTGAAAAGGAGGCAGAGAATAATGGTGACAAAAAGAATCACTTTAGATGAGCTACGGCAGTTAGCAGCAAGGGCTAGAGGTAATATTGATAAGATCTATCTACATTGGTCAGCTGGTAATTATCACCAGTTTTTTAGTGACTATCACCTAAACATTGACAGCGACGGCGCTGTTATGGCGACAACAGATGATTTAACTGAATATAAGGCTCATACATGGCGGCGCAATTCTAGAGCTATTGGGATTGCTTTATCGTGCTGTGTAGATGCTGTAGCCTATGCTGATGGGAATATCGACTTTGGCAACGTGCCACCGACAGAGTTACAGATAGATAGTATGGCGAAAGTTGTAGCTGTACTGTGTGAGGAACTTGGATTGGACATTAATGCCGATACCGTAATGACACATGCAGAAGCAGCAGACTTAGACGACTACGGCCCGGCAACTACTTTTGAACGCTGGGACTTGTGGAAATTGCCAGATGTGCCAGGCGACGGAGAACTGAAACCAGGCGGTGATGTTATTCGTGGTAAGGCTATCTGGTGGCATCATAATTGGTAAAGATTGTATAAGGAGGTGACTAATATGGAAAAACAGCGTATTTTGATTTGGGCTGGTATTGCTCTTGCGATTTTGGTAGGGTGCATTACTTATTACAATCTGTAAGATAAAACCCAGCCACAGAATTAGCCTGTGCGTTGTTTTATCTCCAAAACACTAGGAAATATAAGTAGGAGTATAGAAAACGGCGCACAGGTTGATTATATTGAAAATAGAACTATCTTAATGATAATGAAATAGAATTTAATTTGAAAGAAGGGCAGAAAGTGAATGAAGAAAAACAAATCAGGTATAGCAAGTATCTTGTTATTAGTTTTGCCCTTATTGCTGTGCTTATCATTTTCTTTAAATTGTTTTGCGGAGGAAGTTCCCGAAACAATAACGATGTCCAGGGAACAGTTCAACGAATTGCAGACGATAATAAACAGACAGGAAAATCTGTTGATAGGGCTATCGAACACGTTGGAACTGCAGCAGATGAACTCGAACGAGCTGAAGAAGCTAATCGAAGAGCAGCGTTTATCTTATCAGAAGATAAGGAGCGAGCTAATGCTTGCGCAGGAATCATTGTCGAACTCCAAAAAAACAATAGCAGAGCAAAACAAATCCTTACAGACGTTGAGCTCTCAAATAAAACAAGAAAAGTCCAGAAGTGAATTAAAGCAGAGACAGAAGGCCTTTTGGGGATTTGTAGGAGGGGTATTAGTAGGAGCTATAGCAGCGAGCAGGTGATTATATGGATACTTGCCGTTTGCAGGCAAGAGATTGGCTTTCGCAGTCCACACGAAAGGAATTTGAAGCAATCATTTCAGAAGCCAAACTAACGCCGCGGCAAATAGAAATTATAGAACTCAAATTTATTCACGATCTTAAAAACTATCAAATAGCGATGAAAATAGATACGTCAGTGCAAACGGTCGAAAGAGATCTGCAGCAGGCGTATAATTCAGTTAAGAGAGCATTAAAGGCAGTCACATAATAGTTGTGGCTGCCTTATTTTTTATGCCCATATTAGGGAATTATGAGGGAATGTTTACGGATTATAAGAGCTGATTTAGGCGACAATATAAGTAAGAAACGGAGGCGATAACAATGTATGTAAATCCTTATGCTCCTGTTAATCCAGCAATGATGGGAGTAACTCAGCAACGTTTAAATAATTATCAAGCTCAAATGCCGCAGATACCGGCATATCAGCAACAGCAGTTTGTTCCACAACCGCCTATGCCCCTGATGATGAAAGGGCGTACAGTTGCAAGTTTAGATGAAGTAAAGGCTGCCCAAATTGATTTAGATGGAAGCCTGACATATTTCCCTTGTCCGGCCGATAATTGTATTTACGCAAAAGCTATTGATATGAATGGTATGCCGGTTATCCAAACTTATAAACTTTCGTTTGAAAAAGAGGCTATACCTAAACGTTATGCCGATGCAGAAGTAGTAGAGGCCCTGCAGCAAAAAGTAAGCTCATTAGAGCGTTATATGAATATGAAAGGGGAGAATATAAATGCAAATGAATCCGTTCACAATGATGCAAATATTCAATCAGCTTCGCAGCAACCCAAACCCGATGGAAGCAATGCAGAAAATGCTGGGGAACAATCCCCTGTTTGGGCGCGCAATGGAAATGGCGCAAGGTAAGTCTCCAGAACAGTTAAAAGAAACTGTTATGAATCTCGCCCAGCAACGTGGTATTGATCCTCAACAGGCTCAACAGCTTTTATCGCAATTTGGTATTAAAATCTGACCGGTGGCCACCAAAGGATTTTAAACAATAAATCTAAAGGAGATGTTCTATATGACTATGGAAGGTACTGGCGTAATGCCTGTATACGATTTGAATAACCGTACCGCAGCAGCAGACGGCGCAGGTTTTGGCGGCGGCTGGATGTGGGTAGTAATGTTATTCTTTCTGCTTGCCTGGGGCGGCGGTGGATTCGGTGGTTTCGGAGGCGGCGCCAATGGTGCTGTAAATACTTTGACTAATGAATTTCTCTATACCAATCTGAATAATACTTTAAATCAAGGTTTTACTCAAGTAGCAAACCAGAGCTTTGGCATTCAAAAAGACCTGTGTCAAGGTTTTAGCGGTGTACAATCTGCTATTGCTGAAAGCCGTTTTGCCGCTCAGCAATGCTGCTGCGAAACAAATCGTAACATTGATGCGGTTCGTGCAGAAAATTACAAGAACACTTGTGAGATCACGACTGCAATTCATGCAGAAGGTGAAGCAACTCGTGCTTTGATTACTGCTAACGTAATGCAGGAATTGCGCGATCAGCTGCAAGCTGCTCAACTGCAACTTGGTAACGTTGCTCAAACTACCAACATTATCAATGCAGTACGCCCGTTCCCGCAACCGGCTTATATCACTTGTAGCCCTTATACGGCTATGAATGGCTATGGCTGCAACGGCTGTGGTAACTGCTAATATCCGCTGAATGCGTGACTAAGAAACAGGGGAGCTGTCACGCTTCCCTGTTTTAATTTAAGGAGATGAATTATAAATGGCAACTTGTAATTGCAGAACTATATTGACCACGGCTGTAGCAGTAAGCGGCAGTAACTTGGTGTTGACCATTCCTGCTGCCGGCATTTATGAAAACTGCGTTAGATATTGTATTAGGATAGCGCAGGATATTCCTTCTACTGCTACAAATCTTATGCCAGTAGTTATTAAAATCGGTACTGGTGCTACTTTGTATAATGTAAATCGTAAATGCGGACATCATTTATATGCAAATCAGGTAAGAACGCGCCGTAATTATTCTTTGCTGGTAGCTGCTGACAGTGCAACCTTTGTTCTTGAATGCGGCTATATTGCTGCCTGCAACTGTGGTACTGTAACCGGACTGCCTGTAGCAACAGCAGAACCTGCAGAAGATAATACTGAAGTTCAGACCGTAAAAAATACTAAGGCGGTGAGCAAGGATGCATAAGTACGAAGATTATATTGATATCGTGGACGGCGATGAAATGAAAGAAGATGAAATAGATTGTATCGTCTGTGGAGCTTTGGAAAAACTTAAAGCACACGATGAAGATGATTATGAAGCTGTAATGATGAAAATTCATTGCGTAGCTCATGGACCACACTTCGATGAGCATCTTGCTAAAAAAGCCGTTTCGGAAATGAAAAATGTTGACGGCACTGCTGGCGAGCATTGGACGTTAGAAGAAACAACCCGTGTCATGGATCAAAATGGTATTAAAGCCAATAAGTATGATTGGTATTACTTATTGAATATGCTACATAGCGATTATTCTCACCTATGGGGAGAAGATGTTGCTCAGTATGTTAAATTTGCTAAAGCGTACATCAATGATCCTGATGCTGGTACAGGTAAGGTATTTTATCTGTGGAGAGCTGGGAAGCATCATCATCATAAATAAAGATTGCATAAAATAACCTCCCCAATTATGAGGAGGTTATTTTGCATTCGTCAAAAATTCGTCAAAAATAAGTTGCAGAAAGGTGTTAAAACCTGTATTTTAATTGTGTCGTTAATATGTCATAAATGGCATAATAGCTACATTCTTCTGGATTTGGTTATAATTGT